CCATATGAATTTCTAATTACCCTAATTTGAGACCAGTTACCAGTAGGGTTAGTCCATGACAAAGAGATACGACCATACCCAGAAGGAAAGGCTGTAAAAGGATAGGCATTAAAGTCACTTACTGTAAATGGACCGTAAAAACCTATACCGTAATAATCTCGACCGTATTTTGCCATCGTTTACCTTAGAATACGCCAGATATAACTAAACCGTATAACTCTTGAACGTCTGTTGAAGTTGCAGCAACACCTGTGGTTGTATTTAAATTACCGTTTGCATCAATCCAAGTTCTAACTGAATTTGAACTATTTCTCCACTCTTGAAGATTAGCAGATTGTCCAGCAGCTGCTCTAACATTTAGTCCAACTACGTTTGTAGCAGAAGGAAGTATTGTGTCTCCTCCTACTTTATGAACGTATTGATTATGTGAGTCTGCAATCACACCAGTTTCAATATTTGCAAGTCTTGCATTTAATGTTCCATAGTTTTGAGATGCTGTATTAAATGTTCCACTTGAAGAGGGGGAAGTAGAAGTTGCAATATTTGTTCCTAAATTTGTTTGAATTGCAACTACTTCATCTTGAAGTGAGTTTACGTGAGAGGAATCTACAATTTCAGTAAAATTACTTTTTGTTTGAAATGATTTTATAGCTCCTGGGTAGGTTGCGGCCATGTTTTCTCCTTTTAGGCTATTCCACCGGATGGTGTGATTGTTAAGGTTCCTGCTTGAGGTATTTCATTGTCAGAACATATAATGTCTACCACTGCTTCTATTGTTCCTGTAAGTCCTGTTAAAGCTAAAAGAGTAGTTGTAGTTCCTGTAATAGTAAATGTAGTTGATGTTGGGGCTGATGCAACAGAATAATTTCCGTTTACAGTTGCATCTACGCTAGCTATAGTTACTCTATTTCCTGCAACATAATTATGAGGTTTTAAAGTAGTAAGAGTAATAGTTGGTGAGCCAGAAGCTCGAGCCGCTGCCGTAATAGCGTTGTCTCTATCTAATAAAGTTATAGTTGAGTAAGCCACACCAGATACTGTTGATACTTCTGTTAACAAATCTTGCAAAGTTATTCTATCTTTAAAGTTAACATTATCAAAAGCAAGAAAATTACTTAATACAGCTTGAACCGCATTTGTAACGGTACTTTGTCTGTACTGGTCTAGAACTTGAACGTCAATTTCTATATTTACATCTACATATGAAGGAGGTTGTAAAGTTAACGTTGTAGTAGGAGGCATTTTATCTGCAAAAAATGTTTGAACTGTAGGTTGTAGATTAGTAAACACTAATGTAGGCGTAACATTATCATCTTCAACACCAGGGTCACCAGACGGTGCGTAATACAAAGTTATGCTGTTATAAGTATTAGCAATTGCATTTGCTTTTGCTACTCCTAAAATTTGGACGGCTAAAGACGCGTAGTCTTCTAAAGTAACCGCTCTGTTTAATGACCTAATACTGATTGGAGTATTTAATCTTACTGAATCAGTAGATTCTGAATCAGAACCTCCTGAAGCGGGGTCTTCATTGTTTACCTGAAGACCTACTTGATAGTTAGTTACTATCTCAGTTAATGTATTTTCTGCAACGTTTCCAGCATCTCCAGCACCAACTCTGTAAGTTGCTTCTATAGTTCCATTTCTTGGGGGAATGCGTCCACCAACGTTATCTCCAAAAATAACATAAGTTCTATCTTCACCATCTACATCAATTGTATAAACAGGGTCATTTCCTGAGTAATCTACTAAATAATCAACAAATGTATAAACTACGTTATCAACTGTGATTTCAATGCTATCTTTAATAACAGGATAATCAGCTAAAAGAAAAACTTGGTCTGCTAGACCACTTGAAATTCCAAGTGCGTCTATACCAGTTTCTTCGACTGTGTATCCCTGAGTAGCAACAACCGTAACTACAGCGCCAGCTGTTAGCCCACCATCTCCAGAAGCTGGAACAGTTATTGCTGAGTTTGTTTCAAATATAATTTCAACATTTTCTCCACTAACAATGCTTGTAGTAGATACTTGAGTTCCGGCAGGAACAACTTGTGAAGAAGTAGCAAAAGTACTAAAAGATAAAGTAACTGTTGCTGGAGTGCTAGGTGTAGGAGTGTATCCTAATAATCTAGCCATTCTAAGAACGCTGTCTCTTTGACTTGCGGTTAATATAAACGATTCATTAGCTGCTCTATCTATATAAAAGCTCATAATGTCGCCCATATAGGCAAACAATTCAATTAAAGTAATACCAAAATCAGAAGCGTCTCTATTCTTCCATTCAGGTAAAAAGTATTGAATTAGAGATATCATGTCATCTCTAATAGCCTCAAAGTCTCTAGATGTGTAATCTATTTGAGGTATTACATTTGGTTCAGCCATTAGTTATTCCCTTCAAGCAAATCTCCGGACCTAGTAAAGGTACCTGTATTTATATTTATTTCGTCTGTTGTTTCATTTGGAAGCTTATAGTTTATTGTAATGTTTAAATGCATTGTATTTAAATCCAATTCTATATATAAATCTTGTAAAACCAAAGAAGGAAGCCATTGAGAAAACGCTGCTCTAACTGTAGCATCTACTATAGGTATTGCAACCGCTTCATTTTCAAAAATAGCAGTTTTTATTTGAGTCCCATAAGTAGGCCTCATTACTCTTTCATTAAGACCGGTCATTACAGCTAAAAACACTCTATCTTTATATATTTTATTTTGGTTAGTTGTAAAGGATATGCCATAAGATTCACTTAAAGAAAAAGGTAAAGATATAGCTCTTTGAGTAGCCATTAGAACACTCCCATCCAAACTGGAAAATTAGGGTCTCCGCCTTCAAACATAACCCACACCCCATCATTAAGTTTAGGGGTTTTATAGTGAACTGTGTGTTGGGAAGAGCCTGTATCTCTAGGGTCTGACGCAGAGGCTCTAGTAACTGTTGCTGAATGGCTATGAGAAGGGGTGCCACCAGAACCGATAGTCACTACGTGATTTAGATGAGTTTGGTAAGCAGACGCAGGAAGGCAAGGCCATGCCCAGTCAGTAATTTGTTCTCCAAGAATTTGAGGTACTTTTACTCTAATTCTGCTTTTAGAAATAGGGTCTTTAACGTCTAAACAAATACCTCTATAGATACCATAAAATTTTTTATCTACCTCTCCGCCTAACAACAGCACAACCTCCGTCTAAGTCTTTGAGCAACAAAAATACTTCTATTACTTGGTTTATTTTGCCTTAGTCTAACATCTGCTATATCGCTTTCCCAATATGAGTACGATTCATTTCTAGCCCGTGTTTTAGCTCTATTAAAATTTTTTCCTTTTATAAAAATTGAAGAGGATTCATTTTGTGTTGGTAATAATTTAGTTTTTAATCTTGGTGTAGGTTTAAGAGTTGTTTGTCTAATATTTGGTTCTACATATACTTTGTTTTCATTTTCAGGATAAGAGTATTCATTTTGTGACGTAATAGTAGCTGGGCCAAGAGAATCTATTCCAACTTCTATATTAGTTGTAAATTTTGTTTCTGTTAAACTTATGTAGTGCACAATATGTTCTACTGAAAGTAGTATCCAATAACCACTATATTCAGTCCCTATTCCATTTAAATATATTGGCATTCCTGGAATTAAATTAGGAGAACCTATTAATCCACCATGAGCTCTATAAGGAAACTTAACCATCTCACTAAAAGCATCAAAATGAGATTTAGCAATGTCCATACCAGGAACTACAGTGTTTACATCAAAGCTATCAAATAAAGGAGGTTTTGTTATTTTACGTTTACCTGATTTTAATTTTTGTTTACTATAAGAATTAGATTTTTTAGTAATTGGATTAACTCCATTAAAAGATTGAGCACTTTTAGTTGCTTCAGGAAAAGGAATACTTTCACCAACAATTGGAGTAAAGTGGTATAAATCAGAACCTTTTATAGTAGAACCAGAAGTAGCTAAGCTTTGCAAAGTGTAAGATGGAGCATAGTTTTTATATTTTTTATAATATTCGTCTATAGGTTTAAAAATTAATGTTGTACCATCTACTCTAAATAAATAACCACATTTTTTAGCACATTTAACTAAAAATTCCCAATCACTTTCTCCATGCTGAGCAATTTGAGGAAATACTCTAGGGTGAGATGTTATATCAGCAGCAAATTTATATTTTTTAGCTATAGTTTTAGCTATTTGAGATACTGTTACTTTTTTCCAAACTTTTTGAGATTTTTGTTTCATTCTGTATGATGCACCTATAAAAGTAACTTCTACAAATCTTTTTTCCGTATTCATCACTTTTTTAACATGATGAACAAACCCTGAGTAGGAATCTATTCCTTTAATGCTTTTTAACGTTATTGTCATTGGTGTTCCAGGGGGTATTAACTTTTCAGATAAATCCCAATTTTTAAAAACTACAGTCCCAAGGTCATGTTTGTATCTATCTTGTTTTATTTTTGCTGAATAAACTTTTGGAAGTTTTTTTAGTTTTATTGTAGGAAAAGAAATAGATATTGTTTTATAAGACATGCTATTCCACTATTGTTTCTATTTTTAAAATAGTTCCTATTGGAATATTGTTTGGGTCTTTTATTTGTGGATTTTTATTTAATATAAACCACCAAGAACTTGAGTCTCCATAAAATCTTTCAGCTATTGAATCAAGCCTGTCTCCTTTTACCCAAGCGTATTCAAAATAATTAATAGTTCCTATATCAGGTGTTGGATAAAATAAAACTGGGTGTACATCTTCATTTTTATTTAATGCAAAATAATCAATTATTGCGTACTCATATCTAGAATTTTTATTTATCATTTATTAACCTCTACCCGGTCCTCTTTTTGGTTGAGTACCAAAAGAACTAGGTTGGTCTCCAACATTTTGAGCTGCATTTGTATCTTGATTACCAAATCCATAAGCACTAAGTACTTGTAGATTGATAGTTACACTAGACTGTATTGGAATCATGTCCTGAGTAAACATTGTGTGAGTTGTTGCTAAAGATTGAATGATTCCAATTTGAGTGTAAGGACCAATATCAACTCTTACTAAAGTTGGAATAATAATTCCAATATCAGATGTATCTTGATTTGCAGAGTTTTTTAAATTATCTCCATTTATTGTTTTATATAAAAATTCTATATCAGCTAATGTCCCTCTTTTTTTCAAATCAACAATTAATGCTGCGTAGTCTCCAGTAAGTCCAGCATTAGGTCCATAATATTGACTTAAATTTGAAGAATTATTAGATTTAAAACAAGCAAAATCGTTTATTCTATTAATTTCTAATGTAAATTCAACAGTTCCAGTTCCTTGAAATAAATTTAAAAAAGCTAACGCATCGGTAGCAGCTGGAACAACATTTGCTGATATACCAGTAGAAGCTCTGTATTGATTAGGATTCCACATAAATTGAAATCCATAATTTATTTTTTTTCTTGATGCGTCTGCCGTTGCCTGTTGTTGTTGTTTTTTTATTAAATCTTCTTTAGGACCAGCATTTCTTAAATATCTACCTATTCTTTCACCAAACCCAAAAGATGTGCTTGAATTTGCTAAATCTGAACGATTAGATATTAAATATGACGGATTAGTCTCTGTGCTATCAACTAAAGATGCTAAATCAGCGTATCTCCAAATTTTTCCTCTTCTACTATAACTAAGAGTAGAGGAACCACTGTTTATAACACCGCTTCTAGTTTTTCCAGGTAATCTTTCATGCTCAGCTGCTGATACAGGCAAACTCCAGCTATGTGGAGGTAAATTAAATTTATACCCAGAAGGCCAAGATAACCCAGATTTTTTAACAGATTCTTTAGGATTAACCATTATGAGGCTCCTATCATATTTACTATACTTTCATATTTTAGTTGTCTTTTAATTTCTTCTACCAAATCTCTTGCAGATATATTTGCACCGTTAATACTAATGTTTACTCCACCGTAATTAACTGTACCCATTCCAGCGGAACCAGCCCTATAAGCGCCTGCACCACTAGCAGCAGCGTAACCACCTTCACCGCCGCCCCCACTTCCAACGCCACTACTTTCTGAACCACCGCTTGAAGCTATCCCACTTCCACCGCCTCCGCCTCCGTACTTACTTGAATCATAAAGGCCTTGAGCACCAGAAGCAGGCAAATTTTTAGTTCCCCATTTACTTGTAACAATTGCGTGATAAATTTCTTTAGGGTCAGCGTTTGACCTAAATGCATCTACTACAGCTTTGTAATAATTTAAATTTAAAGTTTTTAATGTGGCATCAAACCCCATGTCCCAGTTAGCATACCTTCTAACTCCATGGCTGTTCATAACACCAAGTTCTCCTGGCATTGATTTAGTTGTATTTAAAGGATTGAAATAAGCACTGTTATTAGAATGCCC